AAAAGAAACAGAAATAGCAAAGATAGAAGTAGTTGGAGAGTATAAGGCTGTTCAAGTAGCTTCTGATACTGTTATTAAAGAAGATGGTACAGAAATATCTCGTAGCAGACATAGACACGTTTTACAATGTGGTACATTAAACGCTAGTGATGCTCTAGTTGATAAAGACATTTCTGCTGAACCAACTGAAGTACAAGCAGTAGCAAATGCTGTGTGGACTGACGCTGTTAAGACTGCTTGGAAAGATAAGCTAATAGCAGATAAAGGATAAACTAATAGGAATCTAAGAATGGCAACGATACAAAATATCACTATCGACCAAGATTGTGATTTCACAGAAACATTGACAGTTAAAGACTCTACTGGTACGGTTGTTGATCTCTCTAATGAAACAATCACTAGTAAAATGAGAAAGACTCATCTTTCTACAACTGCATTTTCTTTCACAACTGCTAAAGTAAGTGCAACTGATGGTACTTGCTCAATCGCTATGACCGATGCTGTTACAACAGGTCTTGCTGAAGGTCGTTATGTATGGGATTTAACAACAACTGATGCTTCTGGTTTAATTACTCGAAGAATAGAAGGAAGAGTTACCGTAACACCAAGTGTAACAAGGTAACCATATGTCAGATGATACAACTCAAAGATATATTGATGGAGAAAAGAATTGGATTAATAATGCTATTGGAAAAGTTCCAGACATTAATAAAAAGATTACAGGCGAAGTTAGTATTATTGAAGAAATAGATATTGACGCTGATATTGAAAAACAAATCACACAACTACAAGAAGCAAAATTAAAAGTTACCGAAACTGAAATTGATCTTCTTACAAACATCTCAAAGAAACAAGCAAAAGAAGAAGTTAATGTTCAAAATGAACTTGGCGATTTCTTTTCTACAATCACTTCTGAAAAGAAAGAACTTAAACATAAGATAAAAAAAGAAGAAGTTAAGATTGCTGAAGTTGAAAAGTTATTTGATACACTTTCTGCACCTAAAAAGAAAAAGAAAAAGAAAGTTATTCAGAAAAAGTTATTAGTTGAACCTGAAAAGATTCAAGAACCGATAATTGAAGAAGAAGTTATTATTGATAAAACACCAGAAGAACTTACATTTATAGAAAAAGTATCAAAACAACTTTCTGAAATGAAGGTATCGAAAAAACTAGACGAAGATAAAATTAAATCATTAGAGTCAGTTGATACTTTAGACAAGCTAAAAAGAGAGTTTCTTAACTTTAAAGATATTGTTGCTAAACAAATGTCATTTGCTGGTGGTGGTCTTGATCCAAATAAGATTTCTGCTGACTTAGTACCGACTACTGCAAATACATTTAGTCTAGGTTCAGCAAATAGACCTTGGAAAGATTTACATTTATCTGGTTCATCTCTAATTATAGGTGGAACCACAATGGACTCTGCCGAACTAACTGTACTAGACGGAGTAACAACAGGAACTGTTTCTGCTAGTAAAGCAGTTATCGTAGACTCAAGTTTAGATATAACTGGTTTCAGAAATGTAACCGCAACAGGTACTTCTACTTTTGGAAGTTTATCTGACGGATCAATAACCATAACGGCGTTTGTTGATGAAGATAATATGGCGTCAAATTCGGCAACACTTGTGCCAACGCAACAATCAGTCAAGGCATATGTTGACTCTTCTAGTGGTGTTTTAAATTTTAGTGCTGATGATGAAAATAGTTTAGATATTCAACTAGCAAGTGAAACAATGCTGTTTGCTGGGGGTACGGGCATGGAAACGAGTAGTAGTGGCAACACTATAACAGTTAGTATTGATTCCTCAGTAGCGACTAAAAACTTCTCTATTGCACAGGCTATTGCATTAGGATAAATACTAAATAGTAGTATAAGGAAAGAAAATTATGGCAAAACCAACCACAAAAGCAACATTTAAAGAGTACTGTTTAAGAACTCTTGGTAAACCTGTTATTGACATTAATGTTGATGACGACCAAGTAGATGACCGAATAGACGAGGCGGTTCAGTATTTCGCACAATACCATGTAGATGGTGTTGAAAGAATGTATTTAAAGTATCAAGTTACGGCAGATGATGTAACTCGAATGACTACGGATGCGTCTGAATCAGTTACTAGCAATAGTGTAACTACAGCATGGAAAGAAGGTCAAAACTTTCTTATAGTTCCAGATTCTGTTATTTCAGTTGTCAATATCTTTCCACTATCTGACAGAGCAAACTTAAATATATTTGATGTTAGATATCAATTGAGATTAAATGATCTATACGATTTTTCATCTACAAGTATTGTACATTATCAAATGACAATGCAACATTTAGACTTTCTTGACCATGTATTAGTGGGAGAGAAACCTATGAGATTTAATCATCTATCAAATAGATTATACATTGACCAAGACTGGAAAACAGATATTACAGCAGGTGAATATTTAATCATAGAAGTTTATCGTCAATTAGATCCAGATACATTTACCGATATCTATAATGATATCTATTTAAAAAGATATGCAACTGCATTGATTAAAAAACAATGGGGTCAAAACTTATCTAAATTTTCAGGTACTGCAATGCTTGGTGGTGTTACACTTAATGGACCTGAATTGTTTTCTACTGCAATCGCAGAGCAAGAAAAACTGGAACAAGAAATTAGAAGTAATTACGAAGAACCACCACATATGCAACAAGGATAATTGAATGCCAACTAATGTCTATTTTGACACTGGCACTACTTCTGAGCAAAGATTATACGAAGATTTAATAATCGAACAGCTTAAGATTTACGGTCAGGATGTCTATTACTTACCAAGAAAGCTTGCGAATAAGGATACTATCTTCGGAGAAGATCCTGCTTCGTCTTTTGATGACTCATACATTATTGAAATGTATGTTGACAATACCGATGGGTATATGGGTGAGCAAGAGATTATCAATAAGTTTGGTTTAGAATTAAGAGATGATATTAAGTTTACTGTTTCTAAGTTGAGATGGGAAACTTTAATCTCTAACAATGGTGACTTAGTTGCTGAAAGACCTCAAGAGGGTGACTTAGTTTATTTCCCTACAACAAATGCATTTTTCGAAATACAATTTGTAGAACACGAGCAACCGTTCTATCAACAAAGTGCATTACCAGTTTATAAACTATCTTGTACTAAATGGGAATACAGTTCAGAAAGAATTGATACTGGTATCGTTACTATTGATAGTACTGAAGATTCATTATCTACTGACACAATGAACTTCCAGTTTAGTTTAGAAAATGAAACTGGATCATTTGTAGTAGAAAGTGATATTGGTAAAATTGAATATCTTATTAATGAAGATTTTGCTATGGCAACTCAACAACCAGTAGATCAAGGTTTGATATTCGAAGAACAGGCAGGCACAACAACATCATCAACTGCTGATGATATATTAGATTTCAGCGAAAGAAATCCATTTGGAGAGGTTGACGATTACTAATGTTTGGACAACACTTTTACCATAAACAAATTCGCAATACTGTAATTGCATTTGGAACAATATTTAATAATATTAATATTAGGCGTTTGGACTCTAGCGGAAATCCATTGCAGAATATTAGAGTACCGTTATCATACTCGCCAAAAGAAAAATTCTTGGCAAGATTGGAACAACAAGCAGATTTAACTGGAGACGATTCAAGTGTGGCAATAACTCTACCTCGTATGTCATTTGATATCACTGGTTATGCATATGACCCGACTCGTAAATTAAATAAAAATTTAAAGATTGGTAATGTAAAACCTACTGGCGATACCACTAAATTAAATACTCAATATCAACCTGTACCGTATAATGTAAGCATATCTTTAAATGTATTTACTTCTAATTCAGATGACGGTCTACAGATTATTGAACAGATACTTCCATACTTTCAACCTGATTATACAGTTACAATGTATGAAAACAAAGAGTTTATGGATACAAAAAGAGATATACCGTTTATATTAAATAGTGTAGATTATGATGATAGTTATACAGGTTCTCTTACAACAAATAGAAGAATAACTTACACATTATCATTTACTGCAAAAATATATTTGTATGGTCCAATAAGTACAAGTTCTGTTATCAAAAAAGTTTCAGCAGATTTATATACAGATTTACAAGGCAAGGGTCCTTCTCGTAGTGAAAGAGTTACGGTTACACCTAATCCTACTTCTGCTGACAAAGATGATACATATACATATACAGAAACACTTTCATTCTTTAATGATGGTTTAAACTATGACGAGGAAACAGGCGAAGATAAGTAATAAAGGATTTATAAAATGAGTACAATTGACGAAAAATTAAATGAAGTTTTGAATATAGCTGAAGAAGTATTTGAAGAAAAGAAAGAGGTTGCAATTATACCATCTACTGTTCCAAAGAATACTGATCCAGATGTTGACTTTGAAACTGGTAGAGAAAACTTATACAAGTTACTCGCAAAAGGCAACGAAGCAATTGACGGTATTTTAAGTCTTGCAAAAGAGGGTGAACATCCTAG